CCTGCAGTAAAGATAACAGAACCACCTGATGCAGATCCTGCACCAGTAACAGTATAATGCGTAGTTAAAGTTTTAACAGTCTCTGTGGCAGTTGTATTATTTCTAATAATGACCTGTAAATCAGAGTCTGCAAATATCTTAAAGGTATAACTAAAGGTGGTAGTAGAACCATCTCCGTTATAGGAATTTTTAACTGTTGTTGATGATATTGTCATATGTATTCGTCTATATTAAATTCCTGTTCCTTTGTCTACATTATAGTGGTTTTAAATAATGAGTTTGACCTCTTTTTTCTTCATTTCTTTGTTTAATTCTTTCAAAATATCCTGGATCTAAAAATTCTTTAACTTGATAACCAATCAAATAATCATAAGCAGCTTTTGTATAATACACATTTAAAAATGGAACATTTCCTTCAGCTAATTGAACAAATTTTTTACCAGCTTTTTTAGGATCATTTATGTTAGTAATAATGTCTATAATTTTAGCAACATCAGATGCAGTAGGTCCTAAAATAGTTTCAAAAATATTATTACCATATTCATTTTGAATTTCACTAATTATAAAATCTCCATAAATACCAAGACCTCCACCAGCAGCTAATGCTTCTAACATAGTTGATGCTTTACTTGGATCTCTTGGAGATTTTCCTCTTAACATATCTTTTGCAGACATTGCAACATAACCAAAAGCAGCAGATAGTAATATCATAGAAGTTAATCCAGTAATTTTTGCAAATTTAGATTCCTCTAATACTTCAGGACCATAACTTTTTAATTCTCTACCAATGATTTTTTTCCAAATAGTTATGGGAAAACTTTTAAATTGACCCATAAATCTAATAGTCTCTCCACCAAAAGTTCCTTTTTGCATTCCTTGATTCATAATAGCTCTTATTGCTGCATCTGGTTCTGGAGATGCGTGAGTAGCTTGATCTACAAGAACATTTCTCCATGTCATTTCTAAATCTTTTTTAAAATTTCTTATTTCTCTTTGTGACATTTTTCTTCCAACATATTTTTTAATAACATCGTCTGAAATTTCGTCTACAGCTTCTGCTGTCATATATCTTTTTTTATTAACATCTAATGTTTTTATAGATCTTAACATATCCCATTTACCTTCATCTATTCCATATAATTGCAAAAGATTTCTTTCTCTTGCTTTTAAAGCTGAAAATTTTGTATCTGCTAACATTCCATATTGACGAGATAAACCAACAGTCATTCCAGATTTTAAACTTGAAACCCATCTATTTAAACTATTCCATTTAAAAAAAGAGTTTTGTAATTTACTCATCATTCCCCATGTATCGCTACCAAAACCATATCTATTATTTGCAAAAGAGTCTCCAATAACAGAATTGCTTACAATCTCTAATATTTCCATTGCTTCTTTATCTTGGGTTTTAAATAAAGCATTCATAGCTTCTCCTAAACCAGATAAAAAACCTCTTCCCTGAAAATTAGTAGTAGACATATATTGAGCAAGATCAGCAAAAGAAGTAATACCAGAAAAACCCAATTTACCCATAGATTGCAAACTTCTAATAATCATTGCTGATTTAGCTAAAGTATAATTTCCAATACCATTAATAGAACCATCTATTTCAGAAAATTCATTTTTAAAATTTTTAAAATATAATTCTCTTGCTAATTTTGAATCTGTGCTTTTGTATTTTTTTCTTAATAAAGATAAAATTTTTTCAAAAGTTACTTGAGGATTTGTTCCAAGTTCTTGCATTAAAGCAATATTCTTTGAAGAATTACTTAAAACACCAAGTACACTTTCTTTTAATGAAGGTTCTCCAAACATAAGATCATATTCATGTCTAGCTGTAGCATCTTTAAAATGCAAAACCCTAGAAGCATTTAAACGATTAGCAACATTTCTTGTTCCATAAATACTATTTGTTCCACCATGTTTTAAATGATCTCCAGACATTAAACTTTCATAAATACCATCTAATATATCATCAATTTTTTCATCACTAGTTACTTGAGCAAAAGTTCTTTTTAAATCTAATCTTTGTTTAATATATTCTCTCCAAGCAACTTTGTTGTCAGCAACAATTTTTGTATTTTTGCTTGCATTAGCCATTCTTTCAGTATTGTGTGTTGCTCTGGTAATCCAATCATCTAATTTTTGAATATTAGCTCCTAAGTCATTTAATCTTAATCTCCAATCTTCTTGAAACTTTTTTAAAATATCAGCAATTTGTTTTGCATATTGAACACCAGTTTTTTCTCCTCTCATTTCTTTTTTAATTTCTAAATCTATTTTGTTTTCAGAAAAAGCATCCCAGGCATTTCCGTCTTTATCTATTTTTTTAATGGCTTGATAAAGTCTATTTATTTCAACAGTTTCTATTGTTATTTGTTTTGAACCAATGGAGTTTCTAGCAATAGAAGAAAATTCCTGAATACCAACTAATAATCCTTTTATTGCTTTTGCAGCATCTATTGTTCCATTAGATAAATTAACAGCATCTACAATTTTTTGATATTGATCCAGAGCTTTCATGTTATTTTCAGCTAAGTTTCTTTTATTTAACGCTTCTTGGTAAATAAAATTATCAAAAATTTCTTGTTCTAATAATTTTTCTGTTCTTATTTCACCTTCTTTAAATTTATCTTCATTAATCTTTTTTTTAATTTCATCTAAAAATTGATTAATTTTATCATCTGAAAGAGTATCTCCAGATAATCTTTTCATTTCTTGAAAGCATTTACTAAATGTTTTTATCCCAGGTTTGTTAGCCATTATACAGATCTCCTAGTACAATTTATTCCAGCTTCTAATGATTCTTTAATTTTATTTTTATTTTTTAAAATATTATCACTCTCTTGTATCTTAGCTCTATCTTCTATAATTTCTGGAGTTAAATCTTCATCTTTAATGTCTAATTGTCTTTGATGTAGTTGAGTTCTTTGATTTATGTTTTCAGCATCTATTTCAATATCTGACATATTTTTTTCTTTATACTGAGCTGTTTGTTCTGAAACAGAACCAATTTCATCTTTAATAACAGTATTTGTTTTTTGTTGTTCTATTGCTTGATTATTTTTTTCTTTTTTAACTTCAATTAATTCTCTTTCTGTTTTTTCTAAATTTCTTAAATTAGTTAAATAAATTTTAGCTGATGCAGTATCTCCTCTATTTAATGCTTCTTTATATAAATTCTTAAATTCATTTTTTTGGTCATCAATTTTATTTAACTGCTCATCTCCTATTCTAGTTTTATTAACAATCAAATCTCCTGTATCTACTTTCTCTCCTTTAATTAATTTTCCTATAGAATATTTTAATAAGTCTTGTTGATTTTCTGGAGAAATAGCAGCTAACCTTTGATAAATATTTGGCTTTCCTCTTTTTTCTGCAATAAAATCTCCCAACCTTCCAATACCAACATGAAAAGCTGAACCTAAAACACCACCTGCTGCAATATTAAAAAAAGCATCGTATTGATCGTAATCAGATTGTTCTGATCTTGCAACTCCATAAACGATTGGTTCAACAGCAGCATTACCCACAAGACCTTCAACAAATCCTTTTTTTAATCTAGCAATATTTTTTCCAGATCTAGCAACACTACTTATAAATCTTGCTTGACCAACGACTGGAATAAAAGAAGCTCCAATATTAATAGGATCTACAAAGTTAGTTGCAAGGTTAGCTAAGAAAAAAGTTCCATATGTATTTTTAGGTCCTCTTGAAATAATATCTTGCCTTTGTCTTTCAATTTCTTTTCTTTTAACTAAATAATTTACAACACCCTCTCTTGTATCTTCTTCAAAAAACAAACCTAAACCAGCATATTCTTTATTTAATTCATCCTTGTTTAAATAAACATTGCTTTCTTCATACGCTTTATTTTGTTCTTCCAATCTAAATAAAGACGCAGTTGGATTATAATCCCAAGCACTAGAAATATTAGCTGCTTGAGCTTCCCAATAACTTGTCTTAATTTGACCTAAGGCAGAACCAATTTGTTCTTCTGATTTTTCTAATGTTCCAAAACCTATGTTAATCATTATTCAGTAGTTAATTCACTAAAACCACCAACAGAAGGTTTCTCAAAATTTGGCAATGGTTGTCCTGTTACTGGTTCATAAGATTCTATAGAATTTTTTATATTTGGATTTTGATCTTCTTGTTTAGTAAAGAAGAACTCTATCTTTTCTCCTTTAGAATTTATAACAGGAACTGTGCCAGTAGCTAATTCAACATATAAAACAATTCCAGTAGAAGAACTATTTAATAACCATTTAGAATGTTTTTTTATAGAAGATGTCATTTTTTCTTTTACATAAGCATTAAATGTTTCTGGAGTAGACATTTTAATTTTGTCTGGCAATGCTTGTAATGAAATTGGTGATCTAGCATAATGACTAAAATCTCCTTGCATAAATCTTTCTAAATAATCTGTTGTTTCTACAGCTAATTTTATTCTATCAGCTTTATCAGTAACAGCTTCTGCATTAACTGATACACCATTAACATCTTTTGGAATAAAGTAAGTTCCTTGAGAAGTATTATAATCTGATAAAAATTCTGTTGTTACATCTTTAACAGCTTTGTCATAATTTATTCCTTTATTAACTCTATCTAAAGCTGCTTTGTATAGAGTATTTCTAATAGCTAATATTTGTTCTTCTTTACCAACAGATCCTTCTGGCTGATTATTAATAATACTTTCATAAGATTCTAATTCTCTAGCTACTTTAGATTTTATAGTATTTAAAGAAACACTAGCTGGTAAAGTTGCTTTTACTAAGTTTTCTAAATCTTTAGTTTTACCAGAAGATAAAATAGATTCGTTTAAATTTTGATTATTAGTAGACATTGCAATTATAATATGACTTGGTAATTTTTCAGACTGTAATTGATTAAAAATAGTTGCTGAATTTTCTTTTCCGTAAGATTGAACAATTCCACCTAGTATAGCTTTTTGTTCTTCCCATGATTTTTTTGGATCTAGTATCTCAGAAACAGTTTGTATTGCCTGACTTTTTGTCATTAAATTAACCTCAAAAGATTTTTTACCCATTTCCATTTGAGATTGTCTCATGGAAGTAACATAATCTTTAAATTTTTGAGATTTAATTTCTGGATTTTTTTCTGAAATATAATCGTTATATTTATCTTGTATTATTGGGTCATAACCTAAAACTAATTGAGCAGGATCATCTTTAAACATTTTTTGTTTTTTAGTAATAAGAGTTCTTAATTTTTGTTGTAATTCTAAATCTAATTTTTCAGATCCTTTTCTAATAGGAAACATATTAACAATAGCTTGTTCGTCTCCAATTTTGGAACTCATAATTCTTTCAGCAAAATAAGAAGATCTTTGTAATCCAGATTGTTCTTCTTTAAAACTTTGATAATAATCTTTTCCTAAAACAACCCTTACAGCTTCTTCATCAATCTCAGCTTTTTTTCCAACTGATAATGCAGCTAAATAATTTACAGCATCTTCTCTAACACCTGGTGCTGCTAATCTTGTGGCTTCACTCTTTAATTTTGTTAAAGTATCAACATCTAAATTGGTATATTGTTTTGGATCATTTAGAGCTTTAAGAGCATTAATAGGACTATTAGCAATATCAGCTTTAGCTGTAAAATAATCTAACTTTCTAGGAATTAAAGCAATGTTTTTTAATCTTGTATCTTCGTCTTGAACTAGATCATCATTTTCTAATTGAACTAAAGATTGATAAACAGTTTCTCTTGATAATTTATTTTCTCCAAATAAAGCATCTCTAACTAATCTTTCATATTTAATTTCTTTTTGATTATTACTGTGTTGAACAATATTTTTATAAACAGCATTATCTACTTTGTAGATTTGTTTTTGCTCTTCTAATAAATAATTATTTTGAAATAAATTTCTTACAGATGAACTTTTTGCTTTAGCTGCATAAGTATTTTTAATTCTAGCACTTTCATTTTTAAAAAATAAATTTGCTTCTTCTTTATTTAACAATTTAGATGCTTGCTGAGCTGCGGTATTTAATTCAAGAATGGATTGATTTTCTAAATCTAATGCTTCTGCTTTATCTTGTATTAATTTTTCTTTAACAGCAAAATCTGTAAGAGCTTTCGCAACAGGTTGAAAAGCGGAAGCGGTTGTGGTTTCTAAACTTTGTTGAACTACAGGAGCTTGTTGTCCTGTTTCGGCAGTCATTCTTACTTGTGATGTAAATGTAGGTATTTTAGGCATTAAAATGTTCCATAGTTTCCAGGATAATAACTATTAAGTTGCAATCTAGTTGCTTGACTTTGTTGTTGTCCTAATAAAGATGATCCTTGTCCCATAGTATACAAGCTTGTGGCAGTAGATGTGAGAGTTTTAAGTTGAGCTTGTTTAGCAGCAACTCTAGCCATTCTACCTTGGAATCTTGCAATATCAGCTTCATATCTTTTTTGATTAGCAGCAATTTGAGCATTGTAAGCTATAGTGTTTCTTTGTAACTGAGCTTCTTCAGCATTTGCTTTTGCAACTCTCAAAGCAGTTCCTTCATAACCAACTCCAGATTTAGCACGATTAACTTTTTCCGTTCCAACTAATTTTTGAAATTCTTTATTAAATTGAGTAATATCAAAATCTTTTTGTTTTTCAATTTGTATTGCTTCATTATCTAATGCTTCACCTTTTGCATTATAAGATGCTTGGTTAGCTTTTCCAATAGCACCTTGTTGTTTGTATTGTGCTGCACCTAATGCTCCAACGACTGCCATTTGCCAACTCATTAGAACAACCTCGCAAATCTATAATGGTCAGCACCATCAAAACCATATCGTTTCATTAAACCCTCATTCTCTAAACCTAACCACTTAGCAAATTTAATACCAGTTCCAAACTCGGATCGTACAGCAGTTTGT